TTGTGCCGGCCGCACTCATTCCTGCCACAAGGGTTAGCATGACTCTTTGTGTTGGCAAAGCAATGCGCGCACTCGGTACAGATTCGGTCTTTTGGCTTTTCGGGAATGGATTCTTTGTCCGGCCACAAGTCCTCGGAGAAGATAAAAAGAGGTTTGAGGCCAGTAACTTCATAACCATCCTTTAAGCCTGCCCGAAGCCTTAGAATCGTATCGCCCATTGAGGAAATCTGCTTTATCTGCCCGTTGATAGTTTCGTCCCGCTTGGTGATCTCCTCTCTCAACTGTTCAATTAAGTTGAGCTGGTTAGCAATGCGATCCTTATGATTTATGATCTCATTGGATTGCCTCAGTGCCTTATCGGCTGTTGCGCGGTTGGCGTCTGCTTGGCGTTGCAAAACATCCGGATTAGTGTAGAAACCGTAAGGCAGGATCCATGGAGCACTTGCTGGTTTTGATCCTGCTGCATAACCATAAGGCATGGTCCGTTGCCCTTCTTTCTCCTTTTCAATCTTTTGGCATTTCTCCCGAAGTTCCTGTATGATTTTGTCCCGCCTTGCAATCCTAGCCCATAGCACGGAAGTAGCCATCGATACCTCACTATACGGCTTCCAGTGGGTTGGGGCAAAATTAAGGGCGCCCCCATTGCCAGAATATACCCACCTCTTTGCAGGTTTTCGATAATACCCTAACACTATATACCCCGCTGTACCGTCAGGATACTCCACGCCACGCGGAATGTAACACGGGGTGTATATGACACACAGAACGTCTTCGCACGGCATCCCGTCTTCGACCTTTGTAAACAATTTCAATTCATCCCTGGTTATCATAAGATCACCTCCCCCCGCAGTTGCCAACGAATACCGCGCTACCGACATGCATCGGGAGCTTTATGTCTTTCGGGTCGCAATCCTTGAGTGCTTCCAGCTCCTCCTTTAGTTCTTTCACTTTTGTTTCGTACAGGAGGAGTTCCCCTTCTTTTTCTTCGATCTTGGCCAAGCCGTACTCAATTTTTTCCTGATACCTCTTGGTTTTAGTCAGTATTACGTCTTTCAGTTTCATAATGTCCCTTCCTCCGGCATTTCTGGCGGATTGGTTATGAGGCGGGTTCCCCCGGCTCTGGTGTTAGTTGCAACTGTCCTTTCCGTACCATCTTCCATTGTTACGATTGCCCACTTGTGCGGAGATATGACATCCTGTGGGCCGGTCCACTCTTTAAGAATGCCCTGAAATTTATAATACCTTACCCAAGCTAGTTCGTATCCGCAAAAAGGACAGAATTCAATCTCTTGGCACTGAAGGGAACACCCATCGAGTCTACGGCAAAGATCAAAATGCCAACGCCCGGAATTATAACAAAGGCTTGTGTTATGACACTTTGGGCAACCCTTAAACTCTTCCAAGTCACCCGGAAACCAGACACGCGTTCCTGGCTGCGTATCCCTTGTCAGTGCGTAGAAAACCTTGCTTTCCATTACCGGCATCCCTTAGCGTTAATCATAATAAATGTTTTCAACCGAATTCATTTTTTCACCGAACATTTCACACGTCTCATTCTTGCAATAAGAAAACAACCCGATTGGATCAGTGGAACTCTTCTCAGAAAACAGCGATGTGTCACAAATTGGACAAGTGGTATGGTAAATTCGTTCTTTTAATTGCCTGCAAAAATCCAAGTCACACATCATCGGCAGCCCTTCCCCGGCCGCAACAACCCCTTTTTCTTCTTTACCCTGGGCTTCGGCTTGCGCTTTACTGGCGGTCCCGAGTTTACCGATGTGTTACGTGATGGTTGAGGTGAATTATATGTTTGTATTGCCATTAGGTCTTCCCCCAATATCTTTGTTCGCCTTTTTTACGAGCAGAAACAGCATCTTCTATGGCAGCATAATACCCCAACCCAATTGATTCGTAATTCACTCCAATTTCGACATGGTATTTCTTGGTTAACTTATGCCATGAGATTCCCGTAACTCCAGTTTTATTATCTATACGGACTCGCCTATTCCTATTTTGATCCGTATATGTTGCCCATCTACAATTCTCAGGGAAATAGCCCTTGTCATTATCAATCCGCTCTATAGTGTGCTTAGAAGTTGGTATTGTGCCCATATCGGTAAAAAAACATTCAAAACTTTCCCACGAAGAACAGACAGAGATACCTCTACCCCCGTAACGCTCAAAGGCGTGGTCTTTTGGGTTGTTGCATCTTTTTCTCATGCCCAACCAGATACTGTATTCTGGGAAATACCTCATCCCATGGGTCGTACAACGTTCCTTAGATTTCTCTCTGCGATAGCAACCGCAAGACTTTGTATTGCCACTCGTTAAATCCCTTCTAAGTATTACCTTTGTTGCCCCGCATCGGCATCGGCATTCCCATTCAGCACACCCGCCCTTAGTACCAGTGCGTCGAATTACCGTTAATCTCCCAAATTCCTGCCCAACCAAATCTTTAATTTTACTCATTTGACGTTCCTCTCAAATGTTCCGTATTAAAGGTGGAAGGCGGCGGAACTTTCCGCTTTTCGGGCGATCGACCCTATCCACCCTTATTTAAATGCCCAATATTATAGCATTTTCTTAAATTCTTTGTCAAGGTTAATCTTGAAATGCGTGTCCGGGAGCAGCCTTAGGCCCAGGCTCCGCTATAGGTTTGGCGATCTCTTCGGCCTCCTTAATATTCGCAGCGTAGGCGAGCTCTTTTTGCAAGTTCAGCTTTGCAGCCGTCTCAGTTAATTGCGCTTTTATCTTGTCAAGAGCCATACCGCTGGTTGCCGACAACTCCATCATCTTGATGTTTTGCTCCATCGCCGCAAGCTGCATTTTCTGCTCATGCTCGATCAATGCCAGCTCCGCCTTGAATTGCAGCTCTGCCCTGTCTGAAGCCTCTTTCATCTCAGCCTTGGCCATCTCACCTTCTGCCCGAACCTTTGCAACCTCTAAGTTCGGATCTGCCGCCGTTGGTTGCTGCTGTCGCTTTCTCCGGTTCTCCGCTATCTTTGTTTCGGAGTTCATGTCCAGATTACGATTGGCCAGGATCTTCTTCAGGTTCGTTTCCCAATCTACGAGGTCTGACAATTCCGGGTCTGCCCGTATCTCAAGAAGTTCCTTAATGTCCTGGGTTTGCTGATCCTTTTCCATAAGTGCGGAGATGCCCCGCGGGTCAACACGATAATCGCCCTTGTTTTTATCGTCCTTCCCATACTGCATTTGGTAATCGTAATGTCTGGTGAGTTGGGGGTCTGTGATTGAATCATCCCATAATTTGACCCGGCTCCGGAATGCAACGTTGTTTGAATCCATCATAATTTTTGTGGCGCCATACGTATCCGGCAATTCTCCCTTTTCGCCGGTGAACATCATCGGCATATTGGTTTCTATGTCGATAAATTTAAGGGCCAACTCGATGATGGCTTGATATTCTTTCTGGTAATTCTTCAGTTGAACCACGTGGAACGCTTTGCGCATGTCCTGCTGAGAACTGTCTCCCAAAAAGATTTTGTTGCCAGTGATTTCCATCACCCCGTCTTCTGGGGTAATACCCGGACCAAGCGCAACCATACACCCGGCAGTATCACCCATATTATCCATCGTGGCCCGCCACGCCGCGGTGATGACTCGTTGCTGCCAAGATCCCACCCGCGCTTCACCAATTCCCCACGGCACACCCGCCCTCGACGTCCACACAAAGAAATCATAGGGAAGGTCACCTGTGTCAAGGGGATTGATAAATGCCTTAATCGGCCTGTCGTTGACCATCACCACACATGCGGAAAACGACTGGCTCCCTTCGGGGCATTTACAACCAAGGGCCTCGAGGTCTTCTCGGTTTAACTCTCCATTGTATTCCCACTTTTCGTAAGTATTGCCCCTGCTTACAATATTGTACCTTACAAGATATTGATTATTTTTGTCTTCTGCGACAATAACGCGGGATGGATCTTCCAGTAAAATTGTTTCGATTTGATCGGCCATGTACCCCGGAACGCCGATGAGGTTGCGTAACTCTCGGGGTAATATCAGTTCACGTTCCCACACGTAGGCGGCTTTCCGAATGTCCTCTCGACATTCCGGATCGGGAAAAACGTCCCAAGGGTCAAGGGATTTGGATATTGGCTTGTTGGATCCATCCTCAGCCATTTCGAGTTGACGAATTACCGTGCCGTCTTCATCCTCGACTTTCCCCCACACCTTTTTCATATCCTTAACGACGACCGGACCCTTCATGATGCCGGTGCCAATTCTAACCGCCGACTTAATCACCTTCCTACACTCGGCGTTAAAATTGCACTCGATCAAGAGGTCTTTAATCTCATCTTCCATCCCCTTCATTTTTTCGTCGGCGGCTTCTATATTCTTAACGCTTTCGTCGGCAACAGTGATCGGCTGACCATCATCCCCGGCAACCGGCTTCCCGGTCGCTGTGTCTTTCCATGCTGGCCTTTCATCCCTTAGACCCTTGACCAACTCAGGCACCGGGGTTCTCACCAGCCCCCAATTATTTCTGTCGGTCGGCAATATGCTTTCGGAAAACCGACCCTCTGCCGTCTCGCACTTCGGCCTGATTATATTCATGACAACTTTTGACCGGCGCGGTCCCTTCCGGGATGCTCTCGCCGGCGCTGTCTGAGTCGCATAGTCGATCATCCGGTTTTTAATAGAGGCTTCATCGAACCCTTCGAACGCCAACTCATCTTCTCTCCATATCTGTTCGATACCCGAGGAAACTCGGGCAGATACCGCAATGTCCCGTTTTTTGATCAGGCTCGCGGACAGGGTTTCAATGGCATCCATGAGCTTTACCTTTGCTCTGGCATCCTCTTCGGGCGCTACATTCTCGTCTTCGTTATAGAAATCTTCCCGGGCCTTTTTGTCCCTTTCGGTTGGCTCTATTGGTGCCGTGCCAAACTCCGGGATCTCGTCCGGGTCTTTCTTTTTCAACAAACTAGCCACTGTTACCTCATTTCCCCTGGCCATTCCTTTATCAGTTCAACAATTTCTTCGTAAATTCGGTTGTGCAAACATTCGTTCTCAAGATCAAAATCGATGGATATCTCATAGAGCTTGGTTGCAAATGAAAACGAAACATTTCCTTTGTCCGGAGCCATTGCCATCGCGGAGAGCCCAAGAACCCGGATTGGTTCTTGGATTTGATTTTCACGAGTTGCCGCCTCCGTAATCCCTATTACGGACTTATGAATATCATTAAAAATTCTGCCCTGTTTTTGCCAGAACCTAATGATAATAGAAATGGGTTTTTGCCCAAATAATGACACGACGTTCCCCTCGTTTTTGACTTCGCGGTCAAATGCCGACGAAGAAATTTCAACATCTTCATGGACATAACTGTCTTCTATTTGACTATGAATTATTTTCATTGATTTCCCCTGGCCATTCTTTAACTTTTTTTTCACCTGGATGGCAGACTAAACACTCTTCATCCCCTACCCAGCCACACCCATCTACAGGACACCGGTGTTCTGTCTGAATATTCTCCGAGTGTGCCCATTTTTGCACCTATACAAACGAGACACGCAATTATTGTCATGGTTATGCCCGGGAGGACTGATATATCCGGCATATGTTGAGCTCGTGCCTTCCGAACCTGTCATTTCCTCTCCGCATTCAGTACACTTTAAAACTTCTGCCTTTGGTGCTCCAGGGTCAAGAGAAAAGCGCTGTCCGGTAACAATGTCCTCATGGATAACGCCCTTTTCGAATGCCTGAATTGCTTCGTTGATCTTATTTATCATTTTAATACCCCACCCCTTCATCAAGCCCACGAAACTTCCCAATACGAACTTGATCTTGGATCGCCCGGATCTGGACTATCATGGTATTTAACCTTATATCCTTGTTGCCTTAGTATTTCGAGCGCCGCCTCCTGATCACCCATTGTGGGAAAGTTTTCAGCACCATAAAACGGAGAGGTGACGCTGCATTTCCCCTGTTTGGCAAACTCTTTGATTCTGGAATAGGCAATCTTGAGCAAGGGCTCAACGACCACCCCTTTAAAATTTTCATCTGTCAGCTTTCTCGCTTCATCTGCGGTCATTTTTTACCTCCCTATTAGTATCCTACCCCTTCATCAAGCGGCACCCGCGGCACTCCCCACGGTCGCGGCTTTTCAGTATCGTTGGTCATCTGGTCGACGTTGATAGCAACATATCTAATGAAGTCCCCACCGTGGCACCAGTCGTCATGAAGCGGAGCTCCGGCGGTCATCGTCACTTGGTTGATTGATCGTCTGTACCTCGCTGCGCATTCTACCAATCGCTTACAATTTGTTTCATCCCAATAATTCCGGGGAAATCGTTCCCGAGCAACCCTTATGCCTTCCTCGACTCCCAGCGCAGAAACCTCACCCGGATCGTCCAGTTTGCCCTTTCGAGCCACCGTCCAACCCTGTTTCTGCATGATTTCTTCGGCTGAATCCTGGCCTTTAGACGTTTTCGAGAATCCATCTGCATGTGGCAGCCACACTTTCCCCCAATTATACCGTAGGGCTTTGAGGTCGTTTGATATCGTGGACAGCTTTTCCTGATAAAATTCCTTATACCAAATCACACGGATCTCTGATGTCATTTTCTGAACGACACCAACAGCCATTACATCAAGGCCCAAATCAATCACGACATGAGCCTTCAACATTGGATCATATGGCACATTCCGGATTCTTTGCTCGCGTTTCATTGCTGCCAGCTCACCAAAGAAGATAGCCCCCTCGACAGCCGCAAGACACTCGCCCTCCCAGATATTAGCGTACTCTTTTGGCTTAGTCTTTTTGTCGTGCAGCCGTTTGGCTTCCATTGTTTTGTTATGCCACGGGCTGTCTCTCCATGACATTTTTTGGACGATTGCACCAGGTGGGGGATTGACCACAAATCTTTGGTAAGTCGGATCGGTCTCTAAATAGGGATTAAAGGAAACCCACAATTC